AAATCGTACATTGGCATTAGAACCACTCCGGTATTGGACGGCCTGTCCACTTCATTGCGAAATTGGCCTTTTTAGTTTTGTAATAAGCCCTGTAAGATTTTACTGCATCTTCAAACATACATTCAGGATTAGCTTTCATTGCTAATTTGAATGGTGTTTTATACCCTGCATACGGTAAATTCTTAGGCTTGTTATAAAGTATTTCTCTTAACTTAGTGTCAGTGGAATGTACCTTATTGTACCTATATGTATACTCGTCGCAAAGAGCTATAAAATGGCGGTAGTGCCAATCATAATTCCTTGAGTTTTCGCGTGTCCATACAGTTGATGGATGATTGAAATGACATGCTTTATATAAGATGTTTTCACGATGGTCATCCAACTTAAAGTATTGGATCATTGAACCTGACTTAGATGGTCTACGTTCCATGCTACCATCAATCATACGATGTACAGTGGATAGCATTTGAGCAGACTCCACAATCATTTTGACTACATGTTTGTCACATTGCAGCTGAGCTGCTATCACAGGATCATTATCTAAAACAAATATATTCATATAGTTCTCTATCAATTTAATATAGTCTATTATAACACACTTTTAACCAAATGTAAACCCTTTTGTTCAAAAGAATTCAAACAAAAGGGTCTATTTGCTACTTGGTTATTGCCTCCATATCATTAAGGTAATGGTCTAGGTATGCGATCTTTTTACTCATCTTATACGCTAGGACATCCTTACCTTTTTTTAATAATTTCCTTTGATAGTATATTGCCTCATTTTTATCTTTTTTGAGACGTTCAATTTGAATATAACTCATAAGCAACACTCCGGTTAGTTAATTGAATAGACCATCATGATATAGATTTAGTGTGTAATAATTTCTCCTATGATTTTATTAGGCCTGGAAATGCTTCTTTTAATAACGCTTTTGTAATATATTTGAGATTGATATTTTTATCTTTAGCGTCGCAGAAAAGTTGTGCGTCTTCGGCATGGATTTTCTCTAAGAGATCAATAAAGATTTGCTCTCTTTTGAATTGATTTAGAGTTGGCGTCACCGCGGCCATAAAATACCTAAAGGTAGGATACTCAAACCTGAGCTCTTGGGGCCTATATTTAGTCGCTTCGTCTATCTCAAATTTCTTAAAAGGTGGTTCTCCTTCTGGGAGAGCTAGAGATATAGAATTATCGAATGCAATTCTAATAATATCCCTTAGGGCGGTGCAATCTTGTTCTCGAAGATATGCTATCTTCTTAGCACGGCCACCTTTCATCTTGTTAGCTGTTGTTAATATTTCTGATATTAATGGTTTAACCATTATAAAATTCCTCCACACATTCAATCAATAAACTGCATCGTTTCTTAATTAAGTAATTTAAAACCTTCATTTTCATGACGGGCTTTTGGTTGTTAAAATTATTTATAATCTTTTCTTGGATGTTCGCAGGAATTTCTAATAGATCTATTAAAGTTTTATTCCTTTGGAAATTACGATATTCATCATGAGACATAATTTCTTTAAGATTATCTATATTGTCAGCCCAATGCTCTATCTTCTTCATAGTCATTGGAGTTTGTCTAATGCTATCCATGATAGCGTTATCAGGAGATAATACATTAGGAATGCCATCACCCTTATCACCTTTACAAATATGCTCAAAGGTATATTTACGTGGGTTAGGATCAGAAACAAACTTCTTTTGAATGGGAGAATACTGCTTTACATTCTTATAACGATGTAATTGAATAAAGTCTTTATCAGAAGAGATAATCATAACTGGTTCATGTTGACCGAACTCTTGAGTTTGCTGAGCCAATACACCAATAGCATCATCAGCTTCACAACCATCTAAGTGGACTACTTTATATGGGAAGTTTTCTTTTAACTCTTCACGTACCAAGTTTAGAATTCTAAAGATTTCTCCCCAGTCCTGAGTAGACTCAGCTCTATTCTTTTTACGCATTCCCTTATACATAGGGAAATACTCCTTACGCCAGTAACCTGCACCATCAGCGCAGATAACCATTTGGCCATATTCTTTACGATATTTCTTATTGTACATACGTATACTGTTTAGTATCATATGTCGTATCATGTCTTCATCATTAAGTTTTTGCACTATAATGTTGCTTAGTGCTATTTGGCTATAATCAAGTAATATCATTGTTTTGCTCTTGTTCTTCCATCAATTTATCAAAAAGTACTTCCAAATCTGGTTGTAAGAAATGTGAAATACCACCATACCGCATGAACATAGAAGCTATTAGATTGACTACAACAAAAGCATCCTTTGCTTCCATGTATTCTAAATTCCTAAAATCTATCCCTTGAAATTCATCAAGATCAAGATCATCTAATAAATCCTCAATTATACCCAATGCTGTCTGGGCTAGCTCTTCGCTATTCTCTGCCACGCCTATGAAATATTCTTCAGCTTCTTCTTCTTCAGCCGAAAGCTGCTGCTTTCTACGGTCGATTGGAAATTGAATAATATTGTTTTTCATAAGTATATATTATAACACAGTTTTAGGTGTTTGTAAAGGTTTATTTTCCTCGCATAGGCCTTTTACTGCATTACCCCCAAGTTTAATTTGAATGATACCATTATAGTAATCATCGGTTAATAGAACCCCACGATCAAACTGTTCTTTAGCTTCCATATAAGCACATTCTCCCTTGGTATTACAAAGGTGCAGTATTTCTCTATGGAATAGGTCAGGTCCGCTCTGATCATACTCTTCTCTCAAATGCTTATTAGATCCATAATAATCTCTCCAATCTGATTCAACTAGAGTTCTTTTCCTTCTTTTCCTTTTCTTGGTTATCGGCAATGTTTTTTGACTCCAGAAGAATTTTTTCCCAACATACTTCCGGGCTGTTGCTCGATTTGTTATCATGTATACCATTCCATATACGTCTTCGGGACTGAAGTCTTCTGGAGGTTGCCATTCTATTCCTTTGTAATGCCATGTCATATTACTCGCTAAAGTCTAGGGGTTCTAGATCTTGATCCTGTTCTTCGCCACAATGAGGACAAAATAGAATTATCTCTTCCTCGTTATGGCCTATGATAGTTCTATTATAACAGCTTTGACACTCAACTACAGTTCTTATCATGCGATGTCCTTAAATTGATCCCAACCGCCAATGGATATACCATCAACTTTAATTTGCGGGAATGTTCGTGCAGTAGGGAATTGTTCTATTAATTTTTCTCTGTCAAAATCTATGTTGAGCTTGAAAACTTTATATGTTGCTATTCCGTATTGCTTCATGTTCTCTGCCTTTTGTATAGCGTATTGACAAAATGGGCAGTTATCCTTACTATAAATTTCTATTGCTTTCATTAGCTCTCCTAAATTAGAAAATCGATTGTTCGTGCGCTTGTATAAACTTTGGAGAAACCATCTTGCTGGTATGTAACGGTTTCATATATATCCCTTACCATTCTAACTTTTCCGTTATCTTCTACCACAGTAGAAGGAACCCATTTTTCTGTGGTAGAAGTCATCGTAGCGCCATTAGTCTTATTTACATTAGTAATTTGTGGCGATGAATTTATAATCAAACTCATAGTATCCAACATACTCCATAACCTAACATAAACACAGCAATGTATTGTAGTAGTGTAATCACCTTTGTTCCACAAAAATACTTACTCATAAACTTAATCCAATCATTGTGTCTTCATTAACATCTTGCTTTACACCACCAACAACATAAGAACTAATCTCTGTTTCTTGAGGTGCTACTTGAACATTGCCACCCCCAATCCATTTCTCTGTCCATGGTAATGGATTAGCCTGTGATACGGTGTAAGGACAATGTAGGCCTAAAGCTCTCATTCTTTTACATCCTATCCATTCTATATATTGTGCCAGAATAGCTTCATTTAGACCAATCATTGATCCATCCTTAAATAGATACTTAGCCCAAGCTTTTTCTTGTTCAATGACACTAATGAATAGATCTATTGTTTCTTGTTCCATCTCTTTAGAGATTTTAACAAAATCTGAATCTTCTTTCAATAGGTTTTTAATCATCACTGAAGTAGAAGCTAAGTGTGTATTCTCATCCCTAGCAATAAATTTGATAATCTTAGCGTTGCCTTCCATTTTCTTTAACTCAGCAAATGCCCATGAACATGCAAAGGATACATAGAACCTAATACCTTCTAATGCATTTGCTGCTATCAGCGCCATCCATAACGCTCGCTTATGATCCATAAGGCTTGTTTGAGTATGGTTTTGATCTATTAGATCTTCGTAGTATTTAGATATATCTTGTCCGCATTCAGTAATTTCTTTTGTATCAAGAATTGAATCAAATACTACAGATGGGTTAGGGTAAATATTACGAATAATATGTGTATAACTTCTACTATGGATTGTCTCAAAGAATGACCATGTTTCAATCCAAGTCTCTACCTCAGGTAATGATGCTATAGGCAGAAACGCTAGGTTAGGTGCCCGACCTTGTACACTATCTAATACAATTTGTCTCTTTAAATTGCTAGTAAAAATGTGCTGTTCAAAATCTGTTAGGTTATAGAAATCTTTCTTATCCTTAGAAATATCAACCTCTTCAGGTCTCCAAAAGAATCCTAATTGTTTTTCAGTAATCTTATCAATTGCTGGATATTTTAAAATATCAAATCTTTGTATATCTACTGCTTCATCTAAAAACATATTTTTTTCAGTATGAAGCTTTTTATTTTTTGTCAGTATCATCAAGTAGTTCCTTATCAGTTAAATTTTACAACTTTCGCAATCATCTTCATCTATAACTATTGGCTCGCCATCGTATGCATGATGCGTTTCGTTATCGGTGATTTCCCCAGCGCCATCGTACGTATTAAAGTAGTATAATTGCTTTAGACCAAATTTGTATGCCGTTACTAGATCTGTAATCATCGTAGACATAGGTATCTTATTGTCTTCGAAGTGTTCAGGATTATAAGAGGTATTAACACTAATCCCTTGATCTATGTATTTTTGAAGTATAGCACAGATCTTAAGATAACCATCAGGAGACTTTTGATCCCATAATAAGTCATACTTATTTTTAAGATGGTGGTAACCAGGAACTACCTGGGCCATGACTCCATCCTTACTCTGTTTATAACTAACTAATGCACGTGGTGGTTCAATACCATTAGTACTATTAGAAATTTGAGCGCTGGTTTCGGCTGGCATAAGTGCCATTAGAGTAGAATTTCTGGTCCCCGTTTCTTTGAGTTGATTTCTCAATTCGTTCCACGGCATACGCTCTCTATGCTCTATTAAATTATCTACCGCTCGTTTATATGTATCAATTGGAAGAACTCCAGAAGCATATTTTGTGTGATTTTTTAAAGGTATTTCACCTTTTTCACTAGCTAAATTAGCAGAAGCTTTAATTAAGTAATAAGACCATGCCTCTGCATATTCATCGACAACTTCATGCGCTTCGCTATCATACTTAAGGCCACGTTTTGCTAGGAAGTATGCTAGGTTGATAATACCAATACCAAGAGGTCTACGATTCATAGTTCCCTTTTCAGCTGCTAACACTGGATATGATTGATAATCAAGAAGCTCATCCAAAGCTCTAACGCTTAGATCACAGTATTTTTCAAACTCATTAGGGTGGTTAATAAGACCCCAATTGATCGCAGATAGAGTACACAAAGATATTTCACCTTCATCTGGATTAGATGATAGTGGACTTGTTGGCAAATCAATTTCGCAACACAGGTTGCTCATACGAATAGG